AAGTTCCAGTTGTTTTGCTTGCTCCAAGAGTTTTGCTCTTCTTGCTTGGTCTGGGTCTTCTACTGCTTTCTTAACCACCTCTTGGGCGGTTAGGTCTTTAACCGCTGGGTATTCAGTTAGGATTGCTTGGTCTGTTCCACCCGATTCTCTAACTCTTTCTACTATTGCTTCCATTTCAGCATTTAGCGCCACATCTTTAAGTGCTTCTTGGACTTTCATATTTAGAGTGCCAGGGGCATCTTCTTTCTCAAACTTCTTAACAAGCTTGTTAACGAAGTCGTTCATATCTTTTTTTTCTTGTTTAGTTAGATCTCTTCCCGCTAGTTTTGTAACTTCAAAAAAACAATTTTCATCGCTCATTAACGCCCCCTCGTAATACAATTTGCGAAGGCACGTAGATTATCTGCAAACTCTTTAGTTTCTTTTATGTGAGTATCAGCGGCCTCTAAAGTACTATCCACATTTTGATCCATTTGGTTAGCACTTTCTTTTAAATTCAAAACTTCATCTTCAGTAACGGTATCTAGATTTCTTTCAATATCATTGTGAATAGATTCTTTTAACTCTATATCTTGCGCTTCTAAATCTTTTGGAGAAGCGTACCGATCGCCTTTTCCACCATTAACATTTTTCTGAAGGCTTTCAATTTCTTGATCACTTAGTTTTGAAAGTGTTTTGATAACATCGTCTTGCATTTCATCTTGAAGAGTTTTTCTTTGAATATCTAGGTAGCGTAAAGCATCTTCATCGTTAATAGCTTTTGCCGATGCGTGTGCTTCTTCTATCTGAGTTAATGATTCAGATAATTGTTTCGCTCTTGAAACGTCTATTAAAGAAGTGTTGATAGGTCTATCATCCATGGCCTGTGCCATAATACCTTGCGCGTAATCGCCTTTCACTTCATGAGGCATGCTATTAATTGCATTTAATTTAGGATTAGTAAGATCTCCTATTGCCCCAAAAGCTGGATGAAGTAATGCGCCTCCGATTGCTCCAACTAAAACATTGGCCACAGAATCAGACAATCCATACTCATCACCTAATTTATTTGCAAGAGGCATGTTGATTGTAGGCTCTAATATAGCAGCACCCACAGCACCTTCTATTACTCCGACTTGCGCTCTAATTAAACTCTTAGCAAATATATTTGTTCCTGCTTTTGCAAGGCCTGCGCTAATTGCTCCAACTCCAGGGACAGGAATAAAACTAGCGGCCACATTGATTGGATCCGCTAAACTTCCAACTAATCCACCCGCAAGTTTTGCCGTAACAGAATCACCGCTAGACACACTTATGTCTGTTATTTTTCTTTGATACTGTCTGTCTGATAAAATCTTAAAACCTTCTTCTGAAATATTATCGGGAAGATTATTTATTTGAATTCCCATTTCACTCGCGCGTTGTTGCGCTTGTTCTCTTGGGATCATATGAAGTTTTTCTTCCGCTGCTTTTTTCATTCTTGCCTTTTCCTTTGCGGTGTATTCACCCGCATTGATTTCACGGATGGCATTTTCTTTTTCCAATCGGGCTTGTTCCTCGGCTCGTTTTTTATCATCTTGGATACCCGCCAAGTAATTGGCTTGTTCTGCTGAACGAATGTCCTTGGCCGCGTTTGCCCTTTGGTCGGAATACTCCTTCGCTTTCGCTGCCCGTTCCTTTGCCGCTTGTTCCGCTTCCGCGTTCAATTTCTTTTCCTCTCGGTTAAACAATCTGCGTTTCGCCGCCAATTCGGTTTCAGCATTTGCCACACCAATCGTGGCTTCGCTGATTGCCTTTTTACTGGCTTCCGTTGCCCCGTTTAATTGTTGGTCAAGTTTCGCTGCCTTCAATCGGTCTTGTGCAAATTTCAATTCCTTGGATGCCAAATCGGTTTCGCTTTTGCGTACTTGGTCAAGTGCCTTTTTTCTATCCCCCAACGCTGCGTTTGAATCCGATAACAATTCACGGGCTTGTGCCAATTGTTTATTTTGGTTTGCACGAAGTTCCGCCAATGCGATTTCTTGATCCTCCAATTGGTCATTCAAATCGGCAAGTTTACGACCTTCCTCCGCAGCCCCACCAAACAAACTTGACACCATTTCCAACGCCGCACCCAACCCATCAACCAACACAACGGCCAATGATGATACAGTTTCAACCAATGGTTTCACTAATGCCGAGAATGCACCCGTTACACGAGCAACGGCATCCATGCCATCTTCGGTTTTTGACAAAGATTCTTTGAGTGCAACAAATATGCCGACCAATCCAGCGATGACCGCACCAATCGGATTGGCTACCAATGCCAACATGGAACGCCCTAATCCCAACAAGGATGTGGATGCGTTTCCAACCACCCCAGGCAATTCACCGAACTTATCGCCTACATCTTTGAGTTTGCCACCCAATCCGCTGAACGCTTGGGATGCTTTGTTGGTAAATCGTGTAAACGCGTTTTCCGCTTGTTTGACCTCGGATGTATCAACCTTTACTTCGTATTCGATTTCATCTGCCATGATTTGATTTTTCTTTTAATGTGTTTTGTGGTTTGTTTCCAAGTTTGCTTGTATTGGTTCTTTCCTTTGGCGATTTCCACATTTTGAGAAACCCCGTACCATTCTTGGCTTTGTGCTAATTGTATAATCAATGATATCATTTTTTCAGTACTAAAAAGTTGGAATGCAAAATGGTGATTGTGTGCGATGATGCCGTTCCGTACATTTTCCAAACAAAAGTTACTTCATCCGTGGGTGCTAAATCCAAGATGGTATCAATTTGGATACTATGGAAGTTGGAATCCGTAACCGCATACGCCGTGGTTATTATGCCATTAATTTGGATGGCAAATTCCAATTCTTTGTTGCCACTTTGTACAAATGCACACATTCCCGTGAACTTGTATTGACCGCCATCCGTACACACATACTTTGATGGATTCAATGTTGCCGTGATGTTTTGCACATACCCGATTGATTCTTCTTCTTCCATCGGAATGGTATCCCAAATTGTTGAATCGGTTGTCCGTGTTGCGGGGTTGTTGTTGTACATTGTTATTTGGTTGAACTGCACAATCGATTGAAGGTTGTCAACTTGCTGAACCAAACTAAACACATTGTTCTCATTGTAGTCAACATCTTGGTTGGTATCCAAAAAATCTTGCCCATTAAACTTGTACGAATTCATGATGCCTTTTGCCACCGAATAATCACGCAAATAGGTCAATCCCGCGGATACTTCAACGGGGTTTGTGAAATCGGGTCGTTGCCCCGTGGTTGTAAAACTCAATATGTTCACATCGGGGTATGTTACCAATTCCAAGTTGGCAATCTCGGTCAACATATCGTATTTGATGGATTGTATTTTGTAGTAATTGGATGAAATAGCAATCGTATCATTCAAATCAAGGTTCAACCATTCACCCACGGGTAGCACTGCGGTCATTTTAACCACCCTTGATTGCGTTGAATACATACGGGATAGGTATTCACTCCAATACATTTGATACATCGTGTTTACGGGGGCATCTCCACGCAAAGAAAGTTCCAATCCAAACGCATTTGAATAACTCGCCGATATTGTTGGATAATCGGAATAAGGGGTCATCAATGGCAAAACATATTGATTGACATTGTTGAAATAATATGGGTCGGAAATTGATTGTTTACCTCCGTAGTAAAACAAGGTGTAATCTTGTTGCACTGGCTTGGCATCACTATCCATAAACACGGGAATATTTAATTCCGTTTTGCGTACAATCTGCCCATTCAAATTCACCTCGTTCATCGCCTGGGGGGCAATGACATGGAATGGTGTTTCAACATTGAATTCATCCGTTGGGTAATCAATTAACGGCATGAACTTGATTGATCCGTATTCCCTTTTGTTGATTTGTTTGTAGTAAGCATTCGCCAAACAAGTTGATTCTTGGTGTTCCATACTCACATGGCGTGGGATTGGCATTTTATCGTGCTGAATGTCCTTAACATCTACATACGATGTCCAATTCTTTGTTGTTCCCAATGCCAACCAATCAGCCAAATTGTGAATTTCGATTGTGTTTTCACCCGTTGGAACTAATATGCAGTTGAAACCTTGCAATACCCCATTCACAAAATCTTTAATAGGTTTTTGTGGCATAGCATCTTCCATGTGAATCGTGTTGCCGTTAATTCCCCGTGGGGCTTTGTAACATTTGAAAGTAATTGAAATTGTTGTCCAACCACCCGTTGCACGATAACGCACCGAAACCACATCCCCCGAATTTAATCGTTGATTGAAACTTGCACCAACGGCACCCGATGTGGTTGTGAAAATTAATTGTGATGGTGCAAATTCTTTACGCCCGTTTACAAAGAATGCGATTTCCAAACTTTGCAATGGAACGCCTGGGGCAATCACACTCAATACATCAATAGAAAATTGATAATATCCCCCACGATTACAAGTGTAATCCCCCGTTGTGTTATTGTAGTTACCCGATGGGTTGTTAACGATGGTCGGGAATATCAATTGATTAAATGTCAATACCCCCGTTGTTGGTGTAAATGTTTGTGGTGAATTGAACGCCTCACAAGTACCTGGCAATGTGTATTCGGGGTCGTACATCGGCCCAGCAGTTTGCATTGTCAAAATATACAAATCATCCATTTCGGGCCTTGTAAGGAACGAACCCGACAAGGTGTATCCAACTTGTTCAAATACTGTTGTGAGCATCGCCCGTAAACGGATTGCGGGGCGTAGGTCATCCACTTCAACACCACGCGGTTGGCGTATGTTTCCGTTCACCCCCGTCAATGTAGAATATCTCCACCCTTGGTTGTAATCAGCGATGGGCCATAAAATATCACCACCCTCTAACGCTTGATCCCATGAACTCAATATGTTTGTGTAATTGGCCGTGTGATCATATGCACTCCAATCCACTTCATTCATCAATGTTTCACCCCACGCATCCAACAATTTTTTGGTCGTGCCGTAAAAAATGATGTTGTACAATTCGGGCAATCCGTCTTTGAACTTGCAACCTATCAATTCCACACGCCCTTCAAACACGGGTAATCCGTTGATGTAGATAGTTGCGTTTTTACCGATGTTCGGATTCCATCCCGTAATCACCATGTTTTCATCAAACCAATTGGCGAAGATTTCGTTGTTTGTGTTTGATGCGGGGATTTGGAAATCTTGGGTGTAATCAGTCCAAATGGTGGCAAGGTTCATCAAGTCCTTTAATTGCCTTGTCAATGGTACTGATTCATCTTGGAACAAATCCACGGGTACTTGGTAACTGAATGTACCTCCTAACGCTTCCAACTTTTCAATGCAACATTCTTGCCCCTCAATATAACCCGATGCCGTGCGTTGGTTGTATGCCAACATTATCGGCCCGATGGTGTCCGTGTTGCTATCTTGGATTGTTAACGAAAATCTAATTGCCATTATCGTACAATCTTATTAATCTTGGGTTGGTTGTATTCCATTTGGATGGTGTACAAAATCAACTTTTCATTCACCCTTGTTTTCTTTTCAAATGTGGTATCAATAATTCTTGCCGACAATACTTGTGGGCCGTTCACCAATACATTCACCGAATAAAAAATCTGCTCAACCACATCAACATCGTTTTGGGTAATCCAATCCGTGTTCACTGTCATCACCTGGGTGCTATTCACCAAATATGGTGTTGTAATTGGAACGCCGTATGTCCATGATTGTGCAAGGTCGGTTTGTTTGTAAATCGGTTGTGAATACTTTTCACCGCTGATTTGGTTGGTAGTTCGGTGAACGCCATTAAATAAAAACGAATCATACACCCCGTATTTGTTTAGGAACAACACATCTTGTTGACCATACTTGTTTTCACAAACAATATTCACGGGAATCACAACATCATCCCCCGCCTTCACAAAAGTTATGTTGGTTGATGCCGATACTCCACCCGCTGCCAACAATTGCACAATCTCAATCCCCTGGATGGTGTTGGCACTCAATCCACTCACCGCATTTGGTGTTATTGTCGCACTCCCACAAGTGATGGAAGTAACCACAGTTGCATCGTACCACAAATATGCCGTGGTTGTTTCTGCGGTGATAGTAACTTGTGTTTTGTCCGTGTAAACCACTTTTGAAAATCCCTCGTTAAACCCTTCCGATGTGTAAGTGTACCCCAATGTAGCCAAAACAACATTGGATGTCGCATAAGCCGTGTATGTAGTTGTGGTGCCTACTAAATACACCCCACGCACTTTGACGGCAACACGCATTGCCCCATTACCGATATTTGGTTTGTATGTGCCGTTGATTAAATAATCTTCGGTCAACATTTGTTCCACCAATTTGTGAATGTCAATCCATCCACGGCCCGAACCATACTGATCGGGTTTGCGGTTAATTGTCCAATTCGGTGAACCTGGGATTGTCGTTGTGCCACTCCACACATAAACATCACATTGATAATAGAATGAATCCGATGTGTACAACGCATCGTAAAATTGGTAAATCAATGGGGATTTTGCCCCGCATATTGCACTGGGTTGTTCGCTGAATGTCATCGTTTGAATCTTGCTTTTATGTCTTGGGCCATTGCCTTGGTTAATGCTTTATTGAATGATGGCAAAATCTCTTGCCTTGCCATTGTTACAAATGGGAATGGTTCAATACCAAAGTGTTTGATTTTTCGGTTCATCATGAATCGCATTTCTTCGGCGGTTGCCTTTGATTTGAATTTACCCGTTGATAAATCACGCGGTTGGATGCGTTTCATCTTTGTCCAATTACGCATGGATGCCAACGGAATGCCTTTGCCTGGCTTCCTTCCGTTCTGCACATAATCGGCGGTTTTGTTCATGGTTATTCCCAAGTCCAAACCTTTGGGTGCGGGTTGGATAGAATTTACCAATTGCCCACTTGCCACATAGTTACCACGGAATGTCTTTTTGGATACGCTGATGGGGGTCCAACCTTCACCAACCTTTTTCCACTTGGCACGGATGGAAACTCGTGGGCGTTTTACCTCCAATAATGTACGACACGCAATCGCCCATTTGTTGGAATACTCCGCAACAACTTGTTCGCTATTTTTATACGCAATCGCCATCAGTAACCCAAGGATTTATCAATTCAATTCCAACTGTGATTTGGTATCCCGCCAATACGCTATCCAATGTTTCCACGAAAGGTTGGAAAACGATGGGGCGGATGTATTGAATTTGGTTGTAGTAATCTTGCTCGGTTTTCCATAACCCCTTTGAAAATCTCACATACAAATCTTGTAGGATGTTGGCATAGTTTTGATTCTCGGTGTATCCGTATTGGGAATACTCGGTAATTAAATTCTCTTGTTCGTTTTCCGTTTTCAAAAAGTTCACGCGGTCAGCCACCATAACATTCATTTGGATGGTTGCCACTTGGTCGGTTAAGGAAACGGATTGAATGGAACAATGCATCAACGGGAATACCAAAAACGCTTTGAAATCAAATTCGGTTAATGTGCCGTGTGAGTAGTTCCACCCCTCCAAATCGGCAATGTCCTTCATCACCTCAAATGCCGTTCCTATGTGATTATTGTTCATCGTTGTTTAATTGCTTTTTGTTCCATCTTCGCAATGTCGCTTTCGTAAGCGATCCACATACAAGCGGAGTGAATGGGTTTTGTATATACGATTTCAAGGTTGAGGAAATCTCGGTTAGCAAGGCGGTAGACCATTCCAAACCATCCCCATTTTTCGGTAAGTCGTACTTCATCGACACTTCCCCCCTCCTCACCATCGCCAAATACTTCTGGGTAGAACTCAACAAGTCGATTCCTAAAGTCCAAAAAAAAAGCAACGCACCAAATGCCGTGTTGCAATCCATGTCCTTAAAATCGGGGTTTAACTCCGCATTGTACGGGGCTATCTCATACCTTCCGTTTTGCCCTTCCTTTGTGATTGGGCGGTATAACACCGACAACACCTTCCATATTTCGTTGGGTGTTTTTTGGTATGTTTCAATGTCAATAAATTCCCCCGTGCTTAATTCATCCAGGTTAGGAACGAAACCATATTTGATGCCGTTCATTTTGAACCTGGGCGTGAACACGGGTTTGGATTCCAACATCTTGGAAATCTTAACCACACAATCTTTGAGGATGTCAAACGGGATTGCCTTGACTTCGCTGATGGTCAATTCACAAAATATGGCAACCGATTCCAATTGGCGTTGAACTTCATCCATTTCGGGTTTGAGTTCGTTATACGCCAACATTTGATGCAACTTTACATCCCGTAATTCCGTAGGTACTATAATTGTTTTTGTTTCAATCATTACCTATAAAACGCCAATAATGGCGATTGTTTACACTAATCTTTCGTGCAACAATGTGTGTACCTGGGCGTGATACCTTTGCATCTCCTTGTCGGTGGATAAAATATCCCCAAATTCCCTAACCGATGAAATGATGGTGGAATGGTCAAGGTGGGAAATGTTGCCAATCTCCATGAATGTCATGTTCAATCTTTTTCTGCATATGTGGTTGAACATATGACGGGCATACATGGGTTTGCGTTTTCTTGACCTTGTGATGATTTGGTCGGGTGTCATGTCCATTACCTCGCATATTGCCCGTAATACTTCACCCCATGTGGTAGGGTTGTCGTTGATGTCCGTTTTGGGTTGCACAATCTCGCGTTTCAACATCTTGATTTCGCGGTCATGGTTCATCTTGTTTTCCACGACCAACAATCGCAGTCGTTTAATTTCTTGTTTAAGGTTGTGAATTTCTTGGTATGGGCTTGTCATATGGATACAAAGATACACAATCCACACGATATAAACAATGGGGGCATTGCGCCCCCGTGTTGTTTTATTTCTTTAACATTTTCGCGATGTAGCGATAGTGAAATTCTTGAATGTTGTAACCTCCGCAAGGAACACAACAAGTATAAAAAAAGCGACCATCTGCAAGTCGTGAGTTAACCTCAAACCCTTTTCCACCAATGTGAGTGCTTACAATCTCGGCCATATCTTCCGAAGTCAAAAACTTCTCCAATGCTTTTTCCAATTTTGCTATGCTGATTGCGCGAACAGATGCAATGTGATCTGCAAATGTTTTTTCGTAGCGATTTACCAAGCCGAACACAAAGTACTGTAATTTTTGACGGCGGCCGTAAGTCATAGTGTAGGCGTACTTGGTATACCAGTCGTGGCCTTTAACATTTTCTACATTTGCCAATTCTACATTGCAACCATTCATAATTAAGATAGTGCGATAAACTGCGTAGTCCTCCATTTCGCTTGGAAACTTTGTTCTAAAATCATTGTAAATGGCCAAAATGTCGGCGATTCTTTGAACCTCTTTTGCAACAAGGATTTCGATTTGCTCGTTGTAAGATTCACGGATTGTTTCGATTGCGTTTTTCATATTTGTCATATTGGTCTTACAAACATACAACAATATTTTGAATTCCAAATATAAAATGAAAAAAAAGTAAAAAATTTTAACGGATGTCGTATTGCCCGTAATTCGATTTGATGCCAAGTGCCATCATCTCATGATAACGCCATGAATCAATCCCGTGATCCGTTCCAATTGGTGTGTTCATCGTTCGCCCCTGGGCATCACTATCCCAACAATAATTCCGTAATTCCTTAATTAGGTTTGTTGATGTGGATGTAACCAAATACGATTGGGATTGCATGATTTGGATTCCGTAGTTGATTGAATCTTTGCCCTTGGTTACGCCCTTGATTCTTATTCCATACCTCCGTATCTCATCAATTGATTTTGGTTCGGCTGAATCCGCATAAACGGGTACATGGTTGGGCAATGCCCTTGCAATGTCCGAATTAAGCATTCCCGTGCGGTATGCGACTTCATCAACTATTCGTTGACCATTGTATTCATAAACGGCAACAATCGCCGTGGGGTCGTTTGTATAACCGAAATCCACACCACAACCAACCAATCTTGCATCCTCGGGAATCTTGTCGATGGTTTGCCAGTTGCTGAATATAACCCCTTGTAGGTTTCCAATCTCACCAAGCCCATATACCCGCCACCAATTGGCCCAATAGTTTGATGTTTCCGCTCTATCCCGTGCCTTTTCAATTTCGTTTACAATTGATTTGTCCAACGCTTCATTGTCTTTGTAGGTTAGTACAATCATTTCCGCATCCGCATCGTTTACCAATTCACTATCCACCCAAAATTCCGCCACTGGGTTGTAATCCAAATAAATGAATTTGCGGGTACGGATTGCCATTTGATAGTACGATTCCCAATCTATGTTGTTGCACTCGTTTACAAATAAAACATCACGCCTTGCACCCCTCAACTTTTGGGGTTGATCCGCTGAAAAGAATTCAATGTATGAATCATTTGAGAATGTATAGGTGAGTGAAGATTTGTTCCACTTGTTTGGGTCATACATTCCCACCATGTCCATGATTTTAAGGAAGTCACGGATTGCACCCCTTCGCAAATGCGGGATGGTTTCCGACACCACGCTAATTTCACACTTTGGGTTTTGCACCGCGTATGTGATAAGCATGGGAATAATACTGAATGTTTTTGAACTGGATGTTCCACCACGCACGATTCTAACCCGCTTTCGCAGTTGTGAAATCTTGGTTTGGGCGGTGGTTCTTTGAAGCATTATTTCACATCCAAGTCAATACCATTGAAGATTGGTTTTTCAGTGGTAACATCAATTTGTTGGGTGGGCATACCAAATCCCGAATCCATCAATTGTTTGTACGCACCGACATCGCCTTTCCTTGCCTTGTGTATCATTGCAAGGGTAATCAAATCTTCTTGGGATAGTTTTTCCAATTCACCCGTGATAGGGTTTTTGGTGTCTTGCATTACCTCCAACCATTTACGGGCTATGGTACTTCGGTTCTTGCTTCCCTTGGGCCTTCCGTTGGGGTTGGCGTTGTTACCTGGGGGGAATGGTGTTAGGTTATCTAATTTGTCTGCCATAAATCACGATTTTTTCACGATTAATCATTTGGTGTTATGGGTATTGGTTGCCAGTACAAAACATTCAATCTTTCGTTGGTGTGATAACAATGCCATTGGCCATCGTAGTAAACGCCTACATAGGGCAATCCATTTGCATTGTAAACCAATACGGGTATTTCCTCTACGGGTAAAATTCTTTCGGGGGTTCTCCATGCTTTCATAATTTGTTTATATTTGTATCAGTTACAAGCGGGGTTAGTGTAGTGGCAACACACTTGACATCCAGTTGAGAATTGGCGTTCGATTCGACCACCCCGCTCAAAGTTCGTTCTTTTAATGTGATTTTTTCACCCTTGTACATACCCGCCCCCATTTCATCAATCTTTGAGAATGGTAGTATGGGTACATTGATTTGACACGATTTGTCAATTAGGTAAATATATTTCAATTGGAAACCCTCTAATGGTTTTGCCTTTCCCGTTTCCAATAAATGCCGACTGTAATACTTCCCATTGATTTTTGGATAGTTTGCGTTATCCAATGTTTTTTTTGCAATAATTTTACCATCCCATTCCAAAATTTGTTTGTTGACTTTGCATCCGATTAATAGGAAGCCACTCGCACGATAAATGCATCCATCACCGCATTGGCTACCATCTGCAAAACTTACAATCCATTTGATGTGCGGGGCGTTCTTTTTAATCATTTTAATGCTGATTGCAATACAACGAGATTCGGAATACTTTGGTAAATAATCATCGAACGCCATTCGGTTCAATTCAATAAATTCATTCCATCCCGTGTTTTTCACAGTTTGTGAAACTTTGTTTTTATCCATTGAATTCCCATAACTCATTACACCATGCAAATCCCCATCCAAAAAACACCCAAAATGCAATGTACTATTTGGTACAACCTTGCCACTGTAATGCCATTTTTTCACAAACGCATTTGCAATGGATGATGGTATCACTTTAACAATTATTTCTTTTGCTCTGCCCATTGCATAATGATTAGGTACAACGCATTGCCATTGGAATTTTCATTACCAAGGGTTTCCATGTATTTGTATTCCTCGGTTAACTTAATGTCTGCAATGGCGTTTTTAATTTGGGTGGCTTGTTCATCTGCCAAGGTAAATGTCATTTGTTGGAACGGGCTTTTATCACCATCCGCCAAACTGAAATCCTCACCAAATTGTTCGGGGTCTAACATCTTTGGAACATCCAATGCCCAATCAACTAATTCCTTGTAATCCCAATCGTTTGCCAATGCATCCCAATCCCATTCACCAAACCCAACATTGTCTTTGATTAAGAATTCCCGTTCTTGTTCCTCGGTTAGATTTTCCGCTTTGATGATGGGGATTTCTTTTAATCCGATTTCTTGAATGGCTTTCAATCTCATATTGCCACCCAACACCATCATTTCATTATTGACCACAATGGGGCGTATCTCCAACATTTCGGGAAAATCCTTGATTGATTGTACTAACTTCTTGAATTTGTCATCCTTCAAAATTCTGGGATTGTTTTCATTCGCATGAATGTCCGTTGTTTTTACCCATTCTATATTCATTTGTTCATTTTTATTTGGTGTACTGTTATTAGATATTCGTTTTTTAATTTTGTTCCAAAGTGAACTTCGTGGTGGCAATCCCGACATAATCCCATAAGGTTTTCGATATTGTCTTTGCCCCCGCGTGACCTGGGGATAAGGTGGTGAACATCAATACATTGTTTCCCGCAGTTTGGCACTTCACATGGGATCCAGTCATGTTGGTCATACCCAAAATAATTCAAATATGTTTTTGTATGTTTTTGCATTGTTAATTCCCTTTTCGTATAACCTAAACGCCACCGATTCCGATACCCCCATTCGTTCGCCAATTGCTCGGAATGTGTAATGGTAATCATCGCGTAAAATCATTACAGCGTATTGCTTTGCAGTTGTTTTACTGCGGTTAACCATGGCCCCCATTTTGCTCGGTCTTGAAATTGTATTCTGCATTTTGTACACATATAAATTTGGTTGGGTTCAATCATTGGCCCCGTTTCGTTGATTAATTCTTTGGTTGATTCTTTATTGTTATCGCAACAATCACAAAGGTTTCTCGTAAGTTTCATAAACCTGGGTTAACTCATTTATCATGGTTTGCCATGCCTTGGGGTTGCAAGTACACGGCTTGTAAATTCTTTTGGATTGGAATACCCTTGACCAAATTTCCGCAACCTTGTTTGCCTCCATCGGTGATAAGGTTTGGGAATTTACCGATTTGAAATGTGTCCACCAATCGTATTCGCCTTCCGTCATACACAATGGTTTGCGATTTGGAAATAACTTGTTCAATTTGTGTTTACGGGCATCGCATCCGCAATCTTCCCCAGCGATGAACTTGGTTAATAGTTCAATCCCCGTGGCTTTCGTTACCTTCTGAATCGTATCCCCCAACCCGATGGATGGTCGCGATTCGGTAAATTGTTTCCGTGTGTCTTTTTTCTTCTGCATAAATCTTGTATTTGGTTTGTGTTCTTTGTTTGATGTGTTGTTTTGCGTTTTTGATTGAGTTAAAAACCGAGTGCGTTGGAATCCCCGTGCGTTTTTCAATATCCCTCATGCTATGTCCGTACACAAAATGTAACTCTAATAACATTTGGTCGTAATCACGCAGTTCATCAATTGCCTTTTTCACCTCACCCATCAAATCCAAATGTGCCATTTCAGCCATTTCGGGGCTTTCTACGGGTACGAATTCATCTTGGTGTGGTATTGTCTTGTTTGATGCCCGTTTGATGTCCATAAACGCATTGTGTAACATCTTGAATAGATAGATTGTGTTGATAGTTCCGTTGTAATTGGTCAACCTCACAAAATTTCCCTCCGCCAATTGGATTTCTGCCAACTTCAAATACATTGATTGTACCATGTCATCGGCTTCGTCTTTGGATGCACCTATGTATTTGGCAATCTTTATCCATTCGATGTGGCGTTTGGCTATGGCTTCAAGCGTTACCAATGTATGTTTCTATTTGTAATTTGAAATCGTCAAACGAATATACCACCACATAATGATAATTCATTGCCGTTACCAATTTTTCCCACTCCTTTTGATGTGCGGATTGTTTATTTGGTTTCACTTTGAGTTCAATGAACATGGCGTGATGGGTTTTGGTGGGGATGAATAACACAAGGTCGGCCACCCCTGGCAATACTCCTTCGGCTTTTAACCTTTGGGCCGTTCGCAAATCCCGTGATCCTCCATTGGGAACATGAATCAAATGGTTTGCGTATTGGCGGTATGCCAACCGAAACCACTTAACACAGTTGATTTGTAAACGGCTTTCAAGGTGTTTCATTCTCCGTCTAAATACAAATTCTTGGCTTTGGTGAATCCCGCGTTGTACGCCATTTGTTGGTCAATCTTTTCCTTCATGAAAAAGTGTTCTTTTGTTTCGGGTGGTGGCACCGCCGTGGGGTGGTTTTCTTCCAACCATTCGATAAATTGTTCTAATGCTGATTTCATGGTGTCGTATTTGTTCATTTGCTATCTATTTGAATTTTTTTGATGTTGCCTTTGCGATAACCATTCTCGTATGCCTTTTGTATTTCTGCTTCATACAATTTGAAGGCATGGTCAATCATTGATTTTGGAAGGGTGGTTTGGAGTATTTTATCCTCGCCATATTCGTATGTTCCTTTGATGACCTGGGCCAACAAAAATTCAATGCTATTGTATTGCTTTGTTGGTTTTCCGTGTGGGTTGGTGTAATCGCCTATCATTTGTATCCCAATTCTTGTTTGACCTTTTCTTGTTTGGCCTGGCGTTCGTTGTACTTTTTGCCCCGCAATGATGGGTTTTCTTCTTGTACCAATCTTCGAACCCGTGTGATGGTGTCCGATGATGTCAGTTTCCCAAATGCCATCAGTTTGAAGAATGTTTGTGTTGGCATTGATGATGGGTAGCCGTGGGCTTCCATTTCAAGTTTCCAAAACCATGCAACCAATTGTTGGTCGTTGTCCTTGAATTCCGAGTATTGATTCAACAAATCAATCACGGTTTGTTTAATGTCCATTTTCATTTGTCTTTGCTTTTAAGATTAACGCCATCTTTGTGGCTTTGTCCAATGTTTCGTTTGCCGTGGGGCTTGTCATCAAGTGATCAACGATGCTTCCCACCTGGCGGTGTTTGTTTTCGTTTTCAATGTTGCGTTTGATGTGGGCGTTTTTGCG